ATAAATAAAATTGGTCAAGATAATGTAACAATGGAAAGGATAAAATGATTACAACTAAAAACATAATTGCAATCTACAAGTTAGCAAAACCAAGTGAAATTTATGATGGATTATCTTGGTATATAAATGCTAATAAAGATTGCCAAGAAATTGCAGATAAGTTTAAGATACCATTACATATTGTAGTTGGTGTACTATCTGCATTATCTCCAAATAATAAGTATGAACGTAATGTTCAAAATGCTCATGACTTAGTTGATGCATTCATTGATGGGAATGATATGGATAGTATCAAAGTTAGCACCTACCATACTATGAAACAAAAAGCTTGGTCGATACTACAACAGATGCCAAGCTATGATGAAACAGTTACAATCTTAAATGGCAAAAAGATAGTTTCATTCTTTAAAAATATTATGGGTGATGAATCAGAAATTACTATTGATGGTCATGCAAGAAATATTTATTACAATGATAAACAGGGATTGACTACACCAAATACAAATATCAAAAAGTCAGAATATGCAGATATTCAAAAAGCCTATCAAAGGGCAAGTAAGAAACTTGGTATCAAGGCTTATGAGTTACAAGCTATTACATGGGTAACATGGAGAAGAATACATAACATTAAATGAAAGGAGATAAAGTTATGAAAATAGGAAACTTAATACAAGTACATCCAATACAATATAGAGTTTATTGGAATAGAAGATTAAAGAAGTGGTCTTTACAAAATGCCAAGACAAATAAAGTTGAAGAGCATTTAGACTATGTAACACTAACTGATGCAACTCTATTAGTTAGAAAGGGAACTCAAGAAAGGGTTAGAAAGGAGAAGAAAAAATATGTTCATGCTTTTGTAGTAGGATATAAAGTATTAGAAGATGTAACTACATTCCATAATTTAAAAGATAAAGATTTTAAATTAGATTGGCAAGGAATTAGATACAATCCATACAAGGATGACTTCTTTTTCAATACATACTTACAAGAGGAAGTGCCAAGAGATTGGAAAGGTAATGTCCATATGGAAGCATTGATACATGAAAATGGTATTGCACCTAAAGTATATATTTAACAGAAAGGAAAATAATATGACAATACAATACACAAACTTACCAATTGGTGTCTTATGTAGTACTGATAATTTCTATATAGAATTAGATGTAAAAGACATGAATGAAGGCAAGGTTAAAATCATACACAATGAAAGTGGTATGACTGAGTATGAGGAATCATATAAAGGTCATGAGTATATTGACATACTTAATAACTGCATTGAACGTATGAAAAAACTAGAGCATAATCTTGTAGAAGTACAAGGTAAAGCAGAAAACATGGTGGGTGCATAATGAATTATGACTTGGTTGCACCTATTATGTTTTGGATAATAATTGCTTATTGTATTTGGGTATAAGATAGATAAGCAACAATATATATAAATATGAAAAGGAGAATAAAATGAAAGCATATTTTATAAATAGTAAACATGAATACATTGTTGAACTAAATGTTAGAGACTATGAGCATAAGAAAGAACTCATAGAAGCTAACCTATTAGAACTATATCCCTATCAAATAAATGGTAATGATATATGGACAGATGAAGAAGCACAACTCAAAGAATATTCTTATAACTTTGTGATTGATGAAAGATACGTTGTTCATGGCAATGCAATCATAACATCAGTAGATGATGAGGGAGAATCTACATCTGTCAAAAACTTGACAATTAAAGACCTAATATCAAGAGTAAGATTTTTAGGTAAGCAATATGTAGACCATAGCAAACTACAATTTAAAGTAATGGAATGGAATTAGAAAGGAAAACAAATGAGCAAGACACCATACCTAGATAAGAAAATGAAAGTGGTAAACTTCATTGAAGATGAGATGAAGAAAGGCAAAGCCAATCCAAAGATTAGAGGATGGGCAATGTCTAAGATACTTGAACAAGTAAAGGAAGAGTTTGGAGAAAAGGAAGTACCTTTCGCAAGAGATTACTTTACTAGATATTATGAAAGGAGTAAAAAGAAATGACACCAAAAGGAAATGTATGGAACAATGCAGAGATGTATAGAGTTTACTTAAACCTACCAAGACTTAGCCTATGTGGTACTAGATTACTATGGGTAGTGATTGGTAGAAAGTGGGTAAAGCTTTGCACTCTTGTTGAAGATACTAAAATGAGAATATCAATTAACGAATGGAATAACTTACAAAAGGAGAAGTATAATGAAAGTTAGAAAAATATTAAGACTATTAAAAGTAATAGAAAGATTACCTAGAAATTATGATGAAGATGTACAAAAGGTAAACTTGGGTACTTACTATTCTGAATCACAAGATGAGCATTTAGAAATTATGGACATGGATTTTATATATGTATTGAATGCAATTAAAAAGCATGGCATAAATAATAGTTCATGTATAGAAGAAATACATAAGCTTACATTAGAGTTAACTAATGAGAAAGCTAAGAATATAAAACTAAAACAAATAAAGGAGATAGTAAATGATTAAGTCAGATATTATAATTAAAAATATAAAACTAACTGTAAGTAAAGATGCATTAGACATGATTGCAGATGCCATAAATTCATACCTTGAAGATATGGAAAGTGGCAATGATGAATTGTCTTTACGTACAATAGATGTAGGAAGAATACCTTTCTACAAAGTAGATAAAGGTTTATGTGAGCATACAAGAAAATGGTACATCAAATACACTAGACTAGCTACTCAGTTGAACAGACTGAATAACAAAGTATTAGGTGTGAATGACTTGCATTGGAGAACTAGACAACAACTAGAGAGGTTAAGATGACTTGGGTATTGTATGTATTACTAATGACAGATAATAGAACATTACAAGGTGTATTGTCTTCTCATTACTTCAAGACAGAACAAGAATGTAATCAATTTTATATTGATAACAAGTCTGACTTGGATAGAGATGTACGTGAAAAATTTCAACCTCGTATAACTAAATTTGAAATAATTCAAATAGGTTGTATGAAAACAACAAGTAAAATGGAGATTAAATAATGAATGTACTAAATTTATTTGGTGGCATGGAAGTAGGCAGACTTGCTATGGACAGAGCTAATGTATCTGTAGATAAATATTTTTCTGCAGAGATAGATAAGTATGCTATTCAGATAGCAAACAAAAATCATTCTGACATAATACAGTTGGGAGATGTAACTGAAATAGATACTGAGGATTTACCTCAGATAGATTTACTTATGGGTGGTTCGCCTTGCCAAGGATTTTCTTTTGCAGGCAAACAATTAAACTTTTCTGACCCACGTAGTAAACTATTCTTTGAGTTCATAAGAATTATGAATGAACTAAAACCTAGATATGTATTGCTTGAGAATGTCAGAATGAAAAAGGAATATGAAGATGTGATTACAGAACACATGGGATTCCCACCACAGTTACTGAACTCAAGCAAAGTTTCTGCACAAAATAGATGGAGAAACTATTGGTTTGGTACTTACATCAATGGCAAGTATGAACAGATAATGATTCCACCTTTGGAAGACAAGGGTTTAGTCTTGAAAGATATATTACAAGAAGACCATAATGAACCACCTATTCCTATCAATGAACGTAATGCTAGACATCATAGGAATGAAAACCAAAAAGGTTTGTGTACTACTGCTACAATGTACAAGGGTGCAGGCAATAATGGTATGACTATTGTAGATAGAAGTCTATCTGTGGGAGAAGCAGAAGAGTATTCACACTACAAATACAGAGCAACTAAGGAAGTCTATCACATGAATGGCAAAGCACCTACCTTACTGACTATGCAAGGTGGCAATAGAGAACCAAAGGTTGCAACCTATTCTACAAAAGGTGGTCGCATTGTAAATCGTAGGCTAGATGAGAGTGGTGTACGTAAAGACTATCAACTAGAGTTACCTTACACAACTCAAGTAGAGGTAAGAGATGATGACAAAACAAATTGTCTTACTACTGTACAAAAAGATAATGTTGTGGTACAAGGTATGACATGGAGAAAGTTAACACCTATAGAATGTGAGAGATTACAAACTCTACCTGACAATTATACAGAGGGTGTGTCAAAGACACAGAGATATAAGATGATTGGTAATGGATGGACAGTTGATGTGATTGCACATATACTAGGAGAAATGTTATTACCTAAGAAAATAAAATCAATTAATTATGAGAAAGGATATTTTGTTTATGCCTAAAAAAGTTAAACCACATTGGGAAGTTATGTCTGATGATTCATTCAACAAGACATTAAAATTAATAATAATAATATTGTATGCATATGCAGTATTTGAAATAGTAAAGGAGTTATTATCATGATGGATATAAGAGCTAAAATGAATAGATATTATGTAGAGATGGAACATCCAAAAGGTAAAGAGGAGTATGGAACTACATATATTTATATGTATGCTTATGACAAACAACAAATCATAGATATGGTTGATGAAAAAATAACACACATAGAAAAAATATATGAGTGGAATAGTAAAGAAAAAATATATGAATAGTAAAGGAGTTAGTATTATGAATAATGATGAATTGATATGGTTTATATTAGGATGTAGTTCAGTAGCATTCTTATTTGGATACTGTGGAGTAGGCTTATGATGACAAAAGAAGATAAAATTAAGTTTATTGTTGAACAAGAAAAGTTAGCAAACAATTCTTGGAAATGGATTAAAAAAGCAGACGATAAAACAATAAATGATTTATATGATTATTGGACACAAGAGTTATAATTGTATGAAGAAATCAAAAGAACAACAAAAGAAAGAAGACAATATGATATTGTTATCTTGGGAAGATTATTCAAAACAGTTTAATACATATTCAATACTGACTTGGATAATTTATATTATATTATTTATTCCCATGTTAATTGCATGGATTATAATTGAAATGAGAAAGGATTAATTATGAATAGATTTATTATAGAGAAGACACCTCAAGAAATTGCAGCATCTCTATGTGACCAACACGTAGTTAAGATGCCACTTGAAGAAGCACAGATGTTGTGTACTGCCTTATGGCATCATGCACCTCAGTATGCAGAAGATAATAACTTGTACAAACCTGTACATCAAAAGCATCCATGTACTTTATGGGCAATGGAAACAAGAAGTAATTATTCTTTTGCTTGGAGATTGTATATTGCAATGCTTGTAGAGTATGAAGTTAGGTATGGCAAAAAGCATGGAGCAGGCAAACATAAGTTTACTTTACTCAAAGGTATGGAGTATATACCTATGGGAAAACTAACTCAACATCCTCAATGCTTTAGTGGATTAGATGAGTTAAAGACAGATGAGTTTTATCCTATTGAAGCTTATAGAAAGTTTTATATTGCAGATAAGTTAGACTTTGCAAGATATAAATATACTACAAGACCTAGTTGGTTATATGTTTAAGTTATTTAATTATATAATAGGTATTGTAATAGGTAGTTATTTAGTGTATATAATAGGTATGGCAATCCTAAATGATATATGTGGTTGTGCATTAGATGTATATAAATGGCTATTTGTGTAATGAAAATTAAAAAAATAAATCCCATTGCTAAAGTATTATTTACTTGGAAGTTTTTAACTTCAAAGAGAGTGCCTAATAAAAAAGGTAAAGGGTCATACAAAAGAAAAGAAAGGACACGTAATGAAAGAACTTGAACCTAAGAAAGAGGACAGAAAAAAGTTTGATATTGACCTTCAATGGGGAAAAGTCAGAGAAAAGAATGTGGCAAAGATGTTGCAAGATAAAAAGATAGAAGTTAAAAGTGAAAGAGATATCTGGCAGTCAACAGGTAACATTGCGATTGAGTTTGAATCCTATGGAAAACCTAGTGGTATCATGGCAACTGAATCAGATTACTGGTTTCATAATCTTTGTATTGGAGATGAAACCTTTTGTACTTTAGTCTTTGATGTCAATAGCTTACGTAAGATTATTAATAATTTAGATTCAAAAAAGATTGTCAAGGGTGGTGACCACTATGCATCACGAATGTATCTTTTAAATCTTCAAAAGTTATTCTCTTCTGATGTAATTAAAACTTTTAAGGATAGCTAATATGGGATTAAAGAATCATGAAAATAAATGGGAAGTCATACATCTTCAAGTTGATAGGAATACATATATTGTTTCTGCAACTGACAGGTGGGAAGCAATGAGAAAGGCATTGAATGATATGGACAAACCTACAATAAAAGAAACAGTAGAAACTGTAACTGAATCAATCACACCAATAAGGTATTCATGATGGAGCAAGAACCTGAAAGATATTATGATTGGGTTGGTTGGAAACTTAGAAAGGTAATAAAAAATATGGAAGATAAAAACAAATCACCTGAGTATTTATCAGGAAAGGGTAAAGAAGATTTAGTAAATAGTCCACCTCACTACAATCAGTCAAGTGTAGAATGCATTGATGCCATAGAGAGTGCAACTGAGGATGGGTTTGAAAACTATTTACAAGGTAACATTATTAAATATATATGGAGATATAGATACAAGAATGGTATTCAAGATTTGAAGAAAGCAGAATGGTATCTTAATAAATTAATTAATGTTGTGAATAAAAGATATGACTAATCTTTGGCAAGGAAGTAAAAAATCTCTTTACAAAGAACTGTATATGCAGTATCTTGAAGAGGGTTATACTTCAAGCGAAGCTAAGAAACTAGCAAAAGCAGAAGTGGAAGACATGATAGATTCTGACACTGAATTTATAAATGAAATAATAAAACAGGAGTATGATGATGATTGATAATAATAAAAATGAATACGTAGGTATTGTAGATGGTGTAGAAAAAGAATGTGTAATATCTTACAACAATACAAAAGATATGTATGAATTAATTGAATCTGAGAATGGTAAAATAATTAATAAATACTATTCTGTAAAGAGAGAAGGCATGGTAACGCTTGCCAACGTATTAACAACAGACACTACTAGGGAGAAGTAATATGTCAAAAGTAATGAGTAGAGGTAGTTGTTCCAACTGTGGTTCTTCAGATGCAAATATAAAGTACGAAGGTGGTACTAAGTTTTGTTTCTCTTGTAGAACTTATTCAAAAGCAGAAGGACATGAACAGGTTGCTAAACCTGTATCAATAAATAATAATCATTTAAACTTTAGCAGTGGAGTTATAGATGCTATACATGATAGACAGATTAAGAGAGAGACTTGTAACTTTTATAATGTCCAAGTCTTACACGATAGAAATAATAATGTGGTTAAGCATATATATCCTTATTTCGATATTAATAATAGTCACGTAGCTAATAAGATAAGACTTGTAGATAATAAAGCTTTCCATTCTGAAGGTGCATTACAGAATGCAACTCTGTTTGGACAGAGTAAGTTTAGAGGTGGCAAGTATCTTACAATATGTGAAGGAGAAGTTGATGCTCTATCTGCTTATGAATTGATGGGTTCTAAGTGGGCATCTGTTTCAATAAAGAATGGTTGTCAGTCTGCACTAAGAGATGTCAAGGCAAACTATGACTACATCAATAAGTTTGAAAAGGTTGTCATTTGTTTTGATAATGATGAGCATGGCAGAAAAGCAGCCAACCAAGTTGCTCAAGTCTTTGAACCTAACAAGTGTCTGATTATGGATATGAGGTTTAAGGATGCCAATGAATATCTCATGAAGAATATGAGAGAAGAGTTTACAAAAGATTGGTGGAATGCTAGACCTTATACACCTGCAGGCATATATAACTTGGCAGATATATCAGGTCGTATCTATGAAGAAGATGATACAGAGACTTGTTTGTATCCTTACAATGGATTAAATGATAAGTTATTTGGTATGAGGACAGGTGAACTTGTTACCTTTACTGCAGGTACAGGAGCAGGAAAGTCTTCTCTTATGAGAGAGATGATGCACCACCTACTAAAGAATACTAAACATAATATTGGTGTGTTCTCTCTTGAAGAAAACATAACAAGAACTATGTTACATATTATGTCAGTAGAAGCGAATGATAGATTGTATATCAAGGAAGTACAAAAGAACTATACTACAGAGCAGTTGCAGGCTTTTGAAAAAGAAACTATAGGTACAAGAAGGTTCTTTGGCTTTGACCATTTTGGTTCTATTACTACTGATGAGATATTAAATAGAGTAAGATACATGGTAAAAGCTTTGGATTGTAAGTATATACTTATTGACCACCTTTCAATTCTTGTATCAGGTATTGAAGGAGAAGATGAAAGAAGAAACATTGACCAACTCATGACAAAGCTTCGTTCTCTTGTAGAAGAAACAAGATGTGCAATGCTTCTTGTATCCCACTTGAGAAGAGCTACAGGAGATAAAGGTCAAGAGCAAGGTAAAGAAATATCCTTGTCAATGCTTAGAGGTTCACATTCTATTGCACAAATATCTGATGCAGTTATTGCTCTGGAAAGAGACCAACAAGCAGAAGACCCTGTGGTAGCGAATACAACTACTGTAAGGGTATTAAAGAATAGGTATGCAGGAGAGACAGGAGTAGCAACATATCTTCTGTATAACAAAGATTCAGGAAGGTTAAAGGAGATAGAGAATCCTCTTGAATCTAATAACCAAAATGATATAGAGGACTTTTTATAATGAGATTCATAGTAGATATAGAGACTGATGCTATTGATGCAAAGGTTATTCATTGTATCGTTGCTAAGAATATTGATACTGAAGAAGTATTAACTTGGCATGGAGATACACTGAAAGACTTTGCTTCATGGGCAGAAACTGTTGACATATTTATTATGCATAATGGCATCTCTTTTGATGCACCTGTTCTCAATAAACTGACAGGAAGTAAGATAAAACTTTCACAGGTGAGAGACACTTTAATCCTTTCACAACTCTCAGACCCTATGCTAGAAGGTGGACATTCACTCAAGGCATGGGGTGAGAGATTGGGATTTGGAAAGATAGAGTATAATGACTTCAGTCATTTCAATGAAGAGATGTTAAAATATTGCATACAAGATGTACAACTAACACATAAACTTTATAAACATTTACTTCCTAAACTAAAGAAGTTTTCAAAGAAGTCTATGTTGTTAGAGCATGAGATAAGAGCAATTGTAAACAGACAAGAACAGAATGGGTTTACACTAGATGTAAAGAGTGCAACTATCTTATGCTCTAAGCTTGAAGCAGAAGCTTCACAAATAGAAAAAGATTTACAAACAGTTTTCCCACCTATCACAGAAGAAAGGTACTCTGAGAAAACAGGCAAGAGACTAAGTGATAAGGTGGAGCATTTCAATCCTAACTCTAGGCAACAAATATCTAAGAGGTTGATAGAGAAAGGTTGGAAACCTGAGAACCTCACACCTACAGGGCATCCTATAGTTGATGAAGGAACATTGAAGAGAGTAAAAAATATTCCTGAAGCACTACAGATTGCTCACTATCTTCTACTACAGAAGAGAGTTTCTCAGATTAAATCTTGGATAGATGTTGTCCAAGAAGATGGCAAGGTGCATGGAAGAGTCATGACACTAAAAGCAATTAGTGGAAGAATGGCACATAACTCTCCAAACATGGCACAAGTTCCTGCTTCCTACTCTCCCTATGGAAAGGAATGTAGGTCAGTTTGGATACCTACAAATGACAAGTATACACTTGTAGGTTGTGATGCATCTAGCCTAGAGCTACGTTGCCTTGCTCATTATATGGGCGATAAAAAATTTACAAATGAAGTTGTAGATGGTGACATACATACTGCCAATCAGAAGGCTGCAGGTCTGAAGACTAGAGACCAAGCAAAGACTTTTATCTATGCTTTAATCTATGGAGCAGGTGCAGAAAAGATTGGTAGTATTGTAGGTGGTGGCAAGAAAGAAGGGCAGAGAGTCATCAGTCAGTTTATGAAGAATATGCCTGCACTAAAAGCTTTGCGTGATAAAGTTGATAGGGTGGCAAAGACAGGATTCGTAAGAGGACTAGATGGCAGACTGCTCAAAGTTCGACAGTACCATGCATCTATGAACTTGCTTCTTCAAGGAGCAGGAGCTATCATTTGTAAAGAATGGCTACGTCAAATAACCTATAAGGTGCAACAGGCATACGACTATAAGCTTGTTGCATCTATCCATGACGAATATCAATTTGAAGTTCGTAGAGACCAAGCAGAAAGGTTTGGGGAGATAACTAAACAAGCCATGAAGCTTACTCAAAAAGAACTGAGTATTCATTGTCCACTAGATAGTGAATATAAAATAGGAAAAAATTGGTATGAAACTCATTAAAGGGGTTTACATACTATCTTTTATATGATATATTCGTCTTAACAATAACAGCAACTAAGATTGCACTATAAAATAAGGAGTAAAAACTATGCCAGTATTAAGTGGTAAAGCCTATTGGGCAGCAATTTCAAATCCAAATACTACATTTGAACCTGTATGGTCAATTGATTTGGCTTTGGATTCTAAAGGTAAGAAAGAAGCAATCGACTTAGGTCTTACAGTTAAGAATAAGTCAGATGACAGAGGTGATTTCGTTACCATCAAAAGAAAGGTAAAGAATAAAAGTGGTAATGAAAACTCTCCACCTATGTTAAAGGACTCTGAGAAGAGAGACATTAGAGGTACATTAGTTGGTAATGGTTCTGATGTTAACGTACTCTTCAAGGTGTATGATTGGGAATACGCAGGCAAGAAAGGTAAAGGTTCTGATTTACAGGCAGTTCAAGTTACCAATCTTGTTGAGTACTCAGAAGGAGAAGACTTTGATGTCATCCCTGATGGGTATAAGTCATCAGAAAAAGCTGATGAAATCCCATTCTAAATAATAAGTCTAGCTAAAGTTTTAGAGTTAATCTCGAAATGGGTGGGTTGTGTGGGTGCTAGACGATATAAGGAGTTATCATGTCTAAAAAAATAGATACGATAGTAGAAGATATATATTCTACTATAGAAAAAGGCTTGGATAAATCTACTACTGATAGAGGATTTATGGAAGACTTTGTAAAGAATATTATCTCTATTTTAAATAAGTTTCTTTTTGAAACGAGAGAGGACATGACTACTCTTAGACTTTCTCAAATAGGAAGACCTGACAGGCAGTTATGGTATGATATTAACATACCTAACAAGCCTTTTAAAGTAGATGGAAAAACTAAGATAAAGTTTTTGTATGGAGAAATACTTGAGTCACTACTTATATTTCTTGCTCAAGCTTCAGGACATAAAGTCTCTGAGGAGCAGAAGATGGAAGAAATTAATGGTGTTAAAGGTCATAAAGATTGTAGGATAGATGGTACACTTGTAGATATTAAGAGTGCATCTTCCTATGGCATGAAAAAGTTTAAGGATGGTTCTCTCTTTACCAATGACCCCTTTGGATATATCTCTCAGATAAGTGCTTATGCAGAGAGTGCAGGAGATAATGAAGCAGCATTCCTTGCAATAGATAAATCCTCTGGAGAAATTGTTCTCATGCCTATTAAAAGCATACATATGATAAATGCTACAGACAGAGTAAACCACTTGAAAAAGGTTGTTACATCTAAGAATGTACCTGATAAGTGTTACCCTGCAGAACCTGATGGCAAGTCAGGCAATATGAAACTTTCTATTGGTTGTGTATTCTGTGGTTACAAAGATATGTGTTGGGCAGATGCAAATGGTGGATATGGTTTAAGAAAATTTCAATACTCTACAGGTATGAGATACTTAACTCATGTTTCCAAGACACCTGATGTAAAAGAAATTAGAGATGCGTAAAACGTATACACATAGATATAAATCTAATTCTGAGTACAATTGCTCTTGTATATTAAGAGAGAATAAAGTATTATTTAAATACGAAAATCTCACACTCAGTTACAAGTGGGAAGAATCAAAAAGATATATACCTGACTTTATCCTTGAGAATGGAATCATCCTTGAGGTTAAGGGAAGGTTTGTTTTAGATGACAGAAAGAAACATCTCTTTGTCAAGGAACAACATCCTCAATACGATATAAGATTTGTATTTGACAATCCAAATAGAAAACTGTATAAGAATGGAAAGATGACTTATGCAGGATGGTGCGACAAACATGGATTTAAATATTGTAAATTAGGAGATGGTATCCCTGAAGATTGGCTAGAAACTAATGGAACAAAAAGCAACTTTTACACTAGAAGAAAATATATTTAGAGAGAGAACTACGTCTGAACAAACAATGTTTTTATGTGTATTATTACAGGCATTGTTAGATGCAACAAAACCTAAGTATGAAGGAGAACCTGATTCTTCTATTGTAGAAAGAGACAGAGCAGTTGCATGGTTCTTTGCTTCAGTAGGGGTAACTGCACAGGATTTTAGAACTGTATGTGACTATGCAAACGTAGACCCTGCCTATATGAAAGAGTTTGCTTTTAAAGTTTTAAAGTCAGGTGAAATAGAATATGTAAGAAAACGAATCAACGCAGTGTTAGGACATTAATATGACAAATAATTTATTACCAACAGACTATCAAAATTTTATTGCTCTTTCTCGTTATGCGAGATGGAGAGATGAAGACCAAAGAAGAGAGACTTGGACAGAAACTGTTTCAAGATACTTTGATTATATGCAGGAGTTACATCCTACTGTAATGACTGATAAACTAAGAATGAACTTAGAAGATAAAATAATAGGACTTCAAGTTATGCCTTCTATGAGAGCATTAATGACTGCAGGTCCTGCCTTAAAAACTTGTAATGTTACAAGCTATAATTGTAGTTACATTCCTGTGGATTCACCTAGAGCATTTGATGAGTGTATGTATATTCTTATGTGTGGTACAGGTGTAGGGTTTTCAGTTGAAAGAGATAATGTAAATAAACTACCTACAGTTAATGAACACTTTGAGAATAGCACAACTGTTATTAAGGTTGCAGACAGTAGACCCGGATGGGCAAGAGCATTACGTGAATTGATTGCAATGCTTTATGTAGGACAGATACCTACACTAGATACATCAGAGGTAAGACCTGCAGGTGCAAAGCTAAAGACAATGGGTGGTAGAGCAAGTGGTCCTCAACCTTTAGTAGATTTATATAACTTTTGTATAAAGGTATTTAAAGGAGCAAAAGGAAGAAAGCTTTTTCCTATTGAGTGTCATGACCTTATGTGTAAGATAGGAGAGGTTGTAGTTGTAGGTGGTGTTAGACGTTCTGCTCTTATATCCTTATCCAATTTAAATGATGACCAAATGAGACACGCTAAGTCAGGTCAATGGTGGAATGATGAAGGGCAAAGAGCATTAGCAAATAACTCAGTTGCTTACAAAGGTAAACCTACTATGGGTACATTTATGAGGGAGTGGTTAGCCTTATATGAATCACACTCAGGTGAGAGAGGTATCTTTAATCGTAAGTCTGCAATTGCAAAGGTTCAAGAGAATGGTAGAAGAAACCATGAGCATGAGTTTGGATGTAATCCTTGTAGTGAAATTATTCTAAGACCTTATCAGTTCTGTAATCTTACAGAAGTTGTTGCAAGAGAAACTGATACTCTTGGAACTCTAAAAGAAAAGGTAGAGGTTGCTACTATACTTGGAACTCTACAATCAACTCTTACTAACTTTAAATATCTTAGAAAGATTTGGAAAGATAATACAGAAGAAGAAAGATTATTAGGAGTATCTTTGACAGGTATAATGGATTCACCTTTACTCAGTCATGAGTCTTTAGAACTAGAAGATGTTCTTGGTCAACTCAAACAGGTTGCTATTGATACAAATAAGAAGTATGCAGAAATGTTAGGCATACCTCAATCAACTGCAATCACTTGTGTAAAACCTTCAGGTACAGTTAGTCAATTAGTTGACAGTGCTTCTGGTATCCATGCAAGACATAATGACTATTATATTAGAACTGTTAGAGGTGGTAACACAGACCCAATCACACAGTTCATGAAGGATGCAGGCATTCCTGCAGAACCTGACTTCAGTAAGCCTGATACAACAACTGTATTTAGCTTTCCTACCAAGTCACCAAAGGGTGCAGTTACAAGAACTGAGATGACTGCCATACAACAATTAAACTTTTGGTTGACCTATCAGAGACATTGGTGTGAACACAAACCTTCTATTACAGTATCTGTCAAAGAAAATGAGTGGATGGAAGTAGGTGCTTGGGTATATGAAAACTTTGATGAAGTATCAGGTATTTCCTTCTTACCTTTTAGTGAACATACTTATGAGCAAGCACCTTATCAGGACATAACTGAATCTGAGTATAAGGAGTTCATGAAGAAGATGCCAAAGTCTATTGATTGGCAGAAGCTTAGAGAGTATGAGAAAGAAGATACAACAAAAGGAAGTAAAGAGTTAGCCTGTACTGCAGGAGTATGTGAGGTTGTAGACATTCAATGATAGGAAATGAACTTGATTGGTGGCAGTGGTGGTTACTCATTGCCATCACAATTAATACAGTAATCAACTCAATTGTTTTCTTTAGAGGAAGAAAGGTTTTTAGAAAAAATGCCAACACTGATAACTAATTTACCTGCAGAAAAGGTATGGGTAAGAAAAGAATATCTTAGAGATTTAGAAGATGGTCATGGTGAATTTGTAGAAGGTGTATGGGTTTGTGCAAAATCTATTGCAGGTAGAGCATTCTACTTTGAAACTTACCTACCTCAGTATGGAGCATTGTTTGACAAGCTTCCTATCTCTGCCTTTTTATCTGAACCAAAGATACCTGAAATAGATTTACCTCTACATGAGTTACAGTTTTGGAACTGTATGGATTATGGTATTGTGTCTATTCACAAACAATTTATAGCAAGTATGAACTATGAAATAATAACAAAGAATAGTGGCACTATGAATGGCACTTATATTTGTACACTAGATAACTATCATGAAGATGTAGATACTGTTGATTATAGTACAAGTGAAAAACCTGATGAACATAAATCATTTAACTTAATAGAACTTACCAATGGTCAGTATGCTCTCTATCCTAATAATAGAATGAGAGTATATGACAATTCCCTTACACCTAAAGAACCTAAGAGACCTGACTTTCGTGTTAGCACTGAAGTATATCAGGTAGAATGTGGTGAAGAAATCAGACTAGGTGATACTAATACATATCATTATTAAATAATCCTTGACATTTCTGTCAAAATTTTGTACAATTCCAAAAGGAAGGAGTATTTTATGTCTGATGAAAAAATTAAAAAGCTTGAAGAAGAAATCAAAGAAAAGAAAAAAGAGGTTGAAGAACTCAAGTATGGTGACTTAAAGCAAGCATGGAAAGAGTTTGAAGCAGCGTCTGAAATTGCAACTCAAAAGTATAATAAGTATAGAAAGATTGCAAAAGAAAAGTATGGAGCAAATACTGTAGCTCCAAATCCTTTTACTTTGATAGACCAGTTCTTTAAGTTCTAGTATGTTTACTTATAAAAGACCTACCATATATGTAGGGTATGACCCAAAAGAACATATTGCTTTTGAGGTATTAAAGTATTCTATTGAAAGGTTTAATCATAAGTATGATATAATACCTTTAGAACAAACATCCTTACGTAGGTCAGGTCTTTATAGAAGAGCTTACTATATTGACGAAGAAGGTCAGAAGAGAGACTCGTCTGATAAAAGACCCTTTAGTAGTGAGTTTACTTTTACAAGATTCCTAGTTCCCTTTATTAATCTTCATAGAGGACTTGCACTCTTTATGGATTGTGATATGTTTGTAAGAGCAGATATATCAGAAATCTTTGATGAGTATGGACAGTATGAAGAGTATGCAGTGTCTGTTGTAAAGCATGATTACAATCCAAAAGATACTAAGAAAATGGATAATCAAAAACAAGAAAACTATAATAGAAAAAATTGGTCAAGTTTTATACTATGGAATTGTGAACACCCTGCTCATGATAATCTAACTGTAGATGATGTCAATACTAAATCAGGTAGGTGGCTTCATAACTTTAGTTGGCTAGAAGAACATGAGATAGGTTCTATACATCCTAAATGGAACTTCTTAGATGGTTGGACAGATGAATCAATAAATCCTTGCGTTGTACACTTTACAACAGGAGGACCTTGGTTTGATGGATGGACACCTAAAAGAACAATTGATGGAAGCTATACAGGTGAGTGGAATACTTTAAGAAACGATTATAACTCAAGACTATTACCAAAGGAATATTAATATGTATACATTTGTAACCTCATTCAGTGAAGAAGGATTTAAAACTTATGCAAAAGAAATGCTACAAAGTGTCGCAGACAAATGGAATCCAAAACATTTTAAGCTCTATGCTTACTACCATGACTTCGATATTAAAAAGGTTGACCACCCTGTTTCTTCTAGCATTGTATATATACATCTTAATGATGTAAAAGAAATGGAGCAATATCGTGAACGAATGAAAGTTCATGATGGTACAGAAGGTGGTAACTTACCATACAATTGGAGACTTGATGCAATTAAGTGGTGTCATAAAGTATATGCACTAACTGAGAGAGCATTTGAAATGATGGAAGGAAAGCCTGATAAAAGCGATTGGCTAATATGGCTTGACGCAGATACATTAACTAAGAAAAGATTAGACAAGGAAGCATTTGATAAATGGCTACCTGATAAGGCAAGTCTCGTACATCTTGGAAGAAAAGATGTTGACTATAGTGAAACAAGTTTTATGGCATTTAATCTTTTATATCATGATGCCTGCTCTATACTTGCAGACCTAAGAGGTTGTTACACATTAGGTGAAACTATTGCATACAGAGAATGGCATGATGGTTTTATCTTTGAAAGACTACTTAACATTTATAAAGCACATGGAATGATTGTAAATAATCTTTCTGAAAACTGCAAAGGATTAACTGCCTTCATGCAGTCACCTCTCTCTGAATATTTTATACACTATAAAGGCAACCTAAAAAATAAAACAAAAGGAACTCTTGCACCTGATATAAAACTTCCTAGATATAAACAACTTGCAGATATAATAAGACATTATAAACCTAAAAGTGTTGTTGAAACAGGTACTTGGAATGGTGGTCGTGCAATAGAAATGGCACTTGCATCCTTTGAACATAGAGATAAGTTTCACTATTTAGGTTTTGATTTATTTGAAGAAGCCAATGAACTAACTGATGACTATGAGATGAACACAAAGCAACATCATACAAAAGAGTTAGTTGAGAATAGATTAAATCAGTTTGCAGAAAAGATGAAAGAGAAAGGTAAAACATTTACATTTAAACTACACAAAGGAGATACAAAAGAAACACTCAAGAAGTGTACGTCTGCACCAAAGGTAGACTTTGCATTTATAGATGGTGGACATTCTTATGAAACTGTAAAGTCTGATTATGAAAACCTTAAAAAAGTTCCTATACTAGTCTTTGATGATTTCTTTTCAAAGGATAATGAAGGCAATCAACCCTTAGAAAAAAACATGGGAGTTAATAAACTTATAAAAGAAATAGAAGCTTATGGTAAGATTGTGCTTCCTTCTAATGACAAAGTGTTAGGTGGTGGTAGAACTCATCTTGCCTTTGTAGCAAATAAAAAGGGAATTGAAAAACTACCTGACCATATTACTCGTATGCCTATTGTGGTTACACCAAAAGATTCAAGACCTAAAGAAGAAATCTTTACCAATATAAAAGAAAACAAAAAACTTATAAAAGATTTTGATTGGTTAAAGCATAGCAAGGTTAACAATGAAACTGCTATCATTGTTTCAGGTGGTGAAAGCACAGACTTTAGTAAATTAAAAGATATGATAGATACCTATAAGGATTACAACAAAGAAAATTGTAAAGTATTCTGTGTTAAACATAGTTATCCTAAACTATTAGAACATGGCATCCAACCTTTTATGTGTGTGATACTTGACCCAAGACCTATCACAGGTATAAGCACTCATGGTGTTAAAAGAAAAGACTTATTTAAAAAGGTAGACGAAAAAACTTTATTTCTTATAGCTTCAATGACTGACCCTTCTGTTACTAAATATCTAATGAAGAAAACTAAAAATATAAAAGGTTGGTCTGCATATTCAGAAGCTCTTAGAGACCATACTGTAAAAGATAAAGTTCAACTTTTAAAAAATACAGGTATAGCTGAAGGAGAAACATTAGTATCAGGTGGTACTTGTGCTGCCATGAGAACTATTTCCCTTGCTCACATTTTAGGATTTAGAAAGTTTGAACTGTTTGGTTTTGACTGCTCCATTCCAAAAGTAACAAAGAAAATGGAAAAAGAAATATCAAATGGTAAACCTAAATACTTTAAAGTAGAAACAAATGGTGAGTACTTTTGGACTACAGGTGAGCTTCTTGCAATGGCACAAGATTGTGAAAAGTTATTTGATAATAAAGAAGTTGATATGTCTATTAATATAAATGGAACTAATACACTTGTATCAGAAGTATTTAAAAATACTTTAAGAGCAAAAGAAAAACATTACCTAGATATACTTCACGCTACAGGTGCAAGTAAAGAGATATGGAATGCTGCTTAAAGAAAAGCATGAAAAGTTTTGTCAGAACTATGTCCTGCATAGAAATGCTACAAGAGCTGCTAAAGATGCAGGATATAGTGAAGTCTCTGCTCACAATCAAGGTGGTAGACTACTTAAACAACAAGACATAAAGGACAGAATAGATGAACTATCTTCCAGTCTTACAACTAATATAGACGTTGTAGATGAGATAGAAAATCAATATAATGTAGCTCGTACACAAG